GACCACACGCGTGGTTGGAAACAACTTACGCTCATGAATGGAAAGAGAGGTGATTTCGCACATCTTTTCGATCCAGGAGTACCTGGAGAGAAGTCCTGACAATTCTGCACTATTAAGACCGCCTATATCGAGAGATCGAGCAAGGTAGTCAATATTAGGCAGGAGTAAATGCCAGTTAGCGTCTCCTAAAAACAATAATAGGGGAGCTAAGAGCGGATACTCTTGTTTAAGGGTAGTGATATCGTCCAGGTCGGACGATGGCTCAAGGGAAAGCCCTTGAGTCCACTCAGGGTAGTCGTATAACATACGATTAACCCTCCGCGTTCTGTGCTGATAATGGCGGACACGAATGTCCTTTTCCTCTATCAACCTTAGCCACAGCTCCTCAGTATCGCGTATGCGATCAGCATATGAGAGACCTTGAGGGTTCCAACCCAAGCCGAAAGGCTCGGGTATCCAGCCTAAAACTTCAGCGATAAAACGTTGACGGGGACGTAAAAGTCCTAATGAGCGGGGACCTAAAGCTCTGCATATATCAAGGAAGTTGTTGTCGGAACAACGGCCCTTCCACTTATAGGTTGCAATAACCTTATCTGGATATATGAGTCGTCCGGCGAACTCGGCTAAGACGTTGGATATGATCGTCTTCGATGAAGAGATCGGTACGCCACTCAATAACATGAAGTCCACGTAAGCTTTAGCGAGTAATGGGTCAAAGATCACCACATCGTCCCCTAAAAGGACGTATCTGGCTACAATGCCCAATTTACGAGCGAGCCCGCGGATTATGGAGTGGTGTAACAGTGAAAAGGCCGGGAAGCTCGGTCCAAAACCGAGTTCTTGCCCAACAGTCATGCGTAATTTGATCGGCGGAGCCTTCCTTCTGGAAGAATACGACGGTCGCATGGCATTGGGGATGAGGTCAGTATCTTTAAATCGCTTCTTCCCTACCGAATACTTGGTAGGAATACGATCCCTAACCTCCCACTCAGAGGAGGTGACGTCTCTGAAGAAATTAATCCACTCAGATGACAGGCCCAATCTCTCAAATAGAGAAATTTGGAACTGACGGGGTAGATTATCAGAGCACTTCTGAAGATCATAGCAATGTGCAGTATATCCCTGCCGCAAAAACTCTTGGACGCGCTGAACAGCAGCGTCCTGATCGTATGTGGCATCTTGTGGGATATGCTTTAACTCATTCATCAGGAATCTTTGCAACGGTAAAGCTGCAACTTGTATGAGTTCATTTGTAACGAATACATGCCTAAGCTTGTACCCGCTATCCTGAATGAAAGCAACATTGCCGGATGTCAAATCAGAGGGATTAGAAGTGAATCCACGGCCCAATAGGGCATTCCTGCCTTTGTTAAGGGCAATAGGAAGTGGATAAGCATGACCATCCCGATTCAAAGTTTCGTGCCAGGTCTCCTCCAAAGGAACTAGTCCCTTTAGCA